CTTAAATCGTTGTTAAAACTAGCCATATCAATATTATGCCAACCTAATTATAGAATTGGAAGCTCCTGTTGAAGGAAAGGTAATAGTCAGATTGCTAGCTGAAGCACTAACATCTTTACCAAAACTAATCACACAAACTGCTTTATTGCTGTCTGATGAGTTATAAATTAAGGCTCCAGCAGCTGTTAAGGTGACATTCGAAAAAGTAAGGGGATCAAAGTCTACAACTGCTGTAGTGCCATCTGTTGTAGGTGTGCCTGTTTTAAGTGTTAGAGTTGCACCACCTGATGTATAGTTTGTACCTGTCACTTCACCACTAGTAGTAAATGCTGTTGTGCTAGCGTCTAGAGAAGCCGTACTAGAGTATAAAGCTAATTTAAAAGTATCTGGTGAACTTGCCTTGTTAAAATTATGCACTCCTTGTAAAAGTTCTTGTTTGAACGAAGTGCAAAGTGTTGATGTGATAGCCATAACTTATCTTACCATTTTTTCGGTTCAGGTGGGTCTTGTCTGCCTGAGATGAATTTTTGTGCTTCAGGTTGTGGTGTAAGTCTTTGTTTGTATTCACTAGCTTTCATAGAAATCAATTTACCCTCTGCATTTTGTAAAACTACTAAAGGATCATCTAACCTGTGATAACCATAAAGTTTATCTTCGGCACATTCATTACTATCTAGCAAGCTAGAAGTACTACCAATAACAACCTCACCCCCTCTTTCCATATGTTTACCTAACCAATATTCTACACAACCACGACCTTGTTCAGCAAAATGTAGATTACCTTTGTAACTATAATCAACACCAAATAATGATATCTTTGCTACCTTACACATGTAAGCAAAAGCAACCGCATAAGCTACAGTATTATTTAGGTAAGATGATTTACCTGCTTGCATAACTTTGTCTATGGGATACTCAACTAAGCCAGGACATCTTTTATCCAACTCACAAGTATAGATAGGACCAGTATGATTTGTAAGAACTTTACGCATGGCTTCAGTTTGACCACCAGCGTCATCTGAGTCTAAGAACCTTGAGGCAGGATCTAACATAAAAACTCGATCATGAAAAATTACAGAAGCAACAGCATTTATAGCCCAAACTTCATCAAATTTTGCACCGTGGCTTTTTGCTATGTTGTAATCGTGCCAGCTCTTGCCTAAGGCTACGATTGCAATATGCTTACCCTCTAGCTGTGTTATGTCATTCATTAAGTTACAGGCTTTCTCAGAGAGTCATAACGGTATTCATCTCTTCTACTTCTACCTTCAGCTCTATTTTTAAGCCTTGCAAGTTCTTGTTGATATCTTGCTTCATATACTTGAAACATGTCAGGATCGCCTTTCATAAAGGTATAGCCCTCTAAAAGACAACCGTACAAAAGTAAATTCCTAGCATTGTTTGATAACCAAGTGCCAGTTGTATCTGTCACTAGTGAATTAGGTTTGAACAGATAGTTTAGTTCTGCGCTGTAATTAGCATCAGGTACAGGTGCTACAACCAAAGTAGATGAACTTAAACCTTTTTCTTTAACAGCATAATATTTAGGTAAACCTCTTTTAGTAGAATCTGCTGGATCTACGTCATATTCTTGTATAAATGATGGGTGTTTTTTATCTAAATAATGATAATCAGAGCTTGAATCTATAACAGCAAAACTAAAAGATAAGACATAATCAGATGGTGTAGCTATTGTTTTAGTGCCTGCTGTGAAGGTCAAAGTGGCTGTTTTTCTAAAATTATCAAACTCTATCTCTTGAAATATTTTATCCTCTGTATTTTTTATGATGTCATCTATAGTAGCTACAAAAGTAGTTTCCTCATTTTGTAAATAACTTTTTATTAATGAAACTAATTTAGCTTTATCCATTATGATATTGTAACTGTTCCTAAAGCAGATGTAATTGTAAACCCTTGGAAACTGCGACCAACTATAGCTGTACTAGTAAATACTCTACCGTCCCCTGCTTCAACGTCAGTATCAGGTCTAGGATCATGTAGAGCCTCTGAATCTGAAACATGTGTAGATGGTTCTAATTGTGGATGTTTTGGATCAAACTGGTCTGGCCCAACCTTGAGTCCGTTCCAAGTTTTTTTCATGTCTTTAAGCTTGTATCTGAAACCTGAAATATCACAAATACCGTATGCGTGTTTACCAGTAGCCATCAATAATTCCTTATACTAGGTCTAACTCTAAATGAAGCTCTATCTTCGTCTTGGTCAGCAGCTCTTCTAAATTCCTCTTCGTAGATACTCTTAAGTTGTGCAGTTAGTTGTGGATTCTTTTTTATACTTATGTAATAAGCTAGTCCTGCCACAAAACAAGGAAATAACCTAAATGGCATATCCATAGTATTCTTAGCATCATCTACGTCATCCATTCTTGTCAGTTTATTAAATCGTATTATATCGGTTGAGTTTTCAGGTGTAGGGTAAATAAATAAAGTTGGATTATTTTGCTTATCTAAGAAATATTGTGACGGTTTAGACTTGGTAGCTTTATTAGGAATATTGAAAAACTCTGATCTAGAAAGTTTATCTAGCCTAACATCTGTTGTAGTCCCACTAACCGTTCTCCTGATAGTAACATCTAATACATCAATTACGTTTGTGCCTAAGGTATAACTATTTGTGCCTTCAGTAACGGTTTGTGTGCCTGTTTCGATAGTCCATTGGTTCAAACCTCTATTAGCCCATTCAGCTAACATTAAGTTTGCAGATCTGATTGCAGTTTTAAGATCGTATCCAGTTCTGAGTTCTAAGCCACATCTTTCATATGCTTCTTCAACAAACTCTGTTATGTCTGGTTCGAAGTTTGTACTTCCTGATGTTGCCATTTTTAGTCCTCATATAAATTATTAAATGTAATTGAGGGATCTAGGTAACTTTCATGACCTTCTGCTGAATGTGCCCATTGAGACGGTTTAAAGTCTGGAGCACCCTCGCCAGTCACCCATAAAGCAGGGCTTGTAGCTCTTACTCTATTGTTAGGTAAAGCAACTAGATTACCTTTCCAATTACAATCTTCTGTTATATATAATACATGAGATTGCTTATGTTGTGCAGGGTCATCTGCAATAGAGTTATTTGTGTAGTCTACGGTAAATAAATACTTAGCTTGGTAAAAATCACCACCTATCTTAGCTAACCAAGGTGAAGAGCTAACTCTGTCCATAACAACGACTGCATGATCCCTAGACTCACAGTCCCAAGGTTGTGCTAAATGATCTTCCATAGGATCAGGAAAATCTTCCATAGGTATATCTGCGACCATACCTTGTATAGGCATACGAGCCCACATAGCACCACCGTGTATGTTAGGTTCATCGTTATCTTCGCAGTTAGACTCTTCACCTGTAAAAACTACTTGGAAACTTAGAGATCTGTCAGGAATAGTATTAACAGCTATTGCTAAAGCATGTATATACTCATCATGATATTTTTCGTGATTATGGGTAAATTCTCTTCTTACCCAGCATTTGAAATGCGGGATATTACTTATTAAATTAGGCACTATCTACTATATCTTGCTCTTCTTCTAGCTGCATTCCCAGCTTTCATGATTGAACCACCTTTAGACTTTTTCATGATTCTGCCACCCTTGGACTTTTTCATCATCATGCCGCCTTTTGATTTTTTCATGATGGAGCCACCTTTCGATTTCTTCATCATCATACCACCTTTGGACTTCTTCATAATTTTTCCGCCCTTAGATTTTTTCATCATGCTACCGTTTTTGCTTTTTTTGTAATGACCTGGCATTAATACTCCTAACTTATTGTAGTAACCTTCCTACGGTTACTCATTACTTTACCACAACCCTTTGCTATAAAACCACCTTTTTTCATTCTTACTTTTGCCTTTGGTGTATTAGCTACAACTGTTTTTCCTTTACTACCTGCCTTCTTTTTTTTTCTTGCGGTTGATGCTCTTTCTGATTTAGATAAGCTCCTAGCTTTTGCTGCAGGTAAACATCTATCAGGGTTTTTTTTATCTTTACTAGTGCCGCAAGGTCCTTTAATCTCACCATCAGTTCCTATACGGACCCAGTTTTGTTCTCGCCATTGCTTAAGTTGTCCCATTACCTAAGTCTTGCTCTCATTACAATGCCTTGGCCTCTTATGTTAACCAAGCCACCTCTTTTCATTTTCTTTCCTTTAGACTTTTTTGCATAGTTAGGATCTTTGCAATATTTAGAGGCTGCCATATTTGCATATGCAGAAGGATATGTATCAAAAGTTCTTTTGGCCCAAGCCTTACCTTTAGGGCAGATTTTACCGCCGCTTTTAGCTTTTTTAGCAGAGCCACCTTTTTTGAATCCTACAGATTCTAAAGTTTTAGCTTGTTGAGCATGTGTCTTACTGGCTTTCTTCAGACCTTTGATTACTTTTTTAACTTTTTCCTTAGCCATATTTTGATTATATATCAGATTCGGGCACATATGCACCTGAGTCAATTAACTTTTGTCTGTTTAGCATGTGTTCGGCTTCAACGTCAGCTTTGCTTTGCCCGAAGTATTTGACGGCTAAATTTTGTGCCACCATAGCTTGATTTATATCTAAATCATCTACCACTATAGATCCTAAGACTCTACCGTATTTACCTTTAGAATCTTTTAGCTCACTACGTAAAATTACCTCTAGCTTTTTCATCTAGATTACGAGTTCTAGATTCAGGAGTATCTATACCATAAAGTCTGACACGACATTTATGTAAAATACTAAAGCCGAGGTCGAGGACACAATCTATTGTATCCCCATCGACCACACGAGTGACCTCGCATTTATATTCGTACATTATGCCCAGATAGCGCCACAGATGGTCTGCACTAAAGCATCCTCACCTGATACATCTGTAGCTGATCCACCATCGGATACAAACTTACTTAGATGTTTGACTTCTGTAGCTACTGTACCGTCCAAATGAGCGTCAGCTCCTGTCCCAGCTAAAGTATTTTCATACACTACCATCATAGTTGGGTGTTTAGCATTTGCGGTTGCATCTGCTGAACTATCTGCTAAAGGATATACTTCTACCCTTTGAACTGTTTTTGTACTTGAAATCGCCATTATTTTTTCTTCCTTTTAGTATATTTACGTTTTGGTTTCTTGACCAAATCTTTATGCACCATTGTATAGGCTTCATTCTTTGCTGTCGATTTATCATCTGCGATATATCGACCATCTTCATCACGTGCTCTGACTTTTACCCAGCCAAACCAGTTTCCAACTTTTTCCCAAAAGCTCATATTAGCACCTCCAGCGCCTGCGAGCCTGCCTGATTCTAGAGTTAGGATTATTTCTAGTTTTAGCAGAACTTCGTTTTAATTGACCAAGAGATCTAGCGCAATAAGATTTTCTTCTTTTTGCTGCTTTACTTCCTGGCTTTACTTTACCCGTAACAGCTGTTTTCAGCTTTGACCCTGGGTTTTTTCTTCTATATGCTGCTACACCTTTTTTGGTCATGCCAGCACCAGATTTAGTAGGTCGATAGTTACCACCACGACCTACTGTTCTTTTTATATTCTTAGCCATACTCTTTGACGAGTTCTAAGATAATTGAATATGTGTCACCCGCTGAGTGACCTACTGTCGTAAAGAGAATATCTCCAGTCTTACCACTACCTGCATTATTAGGTATACCAGTGAAATTATCGTAGTACTCATCGCCAGTACTATCTGCTGGTAAACCTGTAATTAACACGTTGGTAGTTGCATCGAATAATAAATCTACACCCATACCACGACAGGCCCAGTATATTCTTTGTATAGTAACACTTGTACAAGCGTCACCTTTTGCATTAGCTTGTAAAGCGGAGACATCAACCTTGGCAACAGCACTTTCACCAGTTCCATCGGAAACATTAGTGAATTTCATGACGGCCTTTCTTTGACCGTCTTGAATAGTTTGTGTTGTTACTACGTCTGCCATTATTACCTACCTTATGAGTCAGCAAATGGAGTTACTAAAGTACCTGAACCTAGTAATATTCCTTCTACCATATACTTGTTATCTGCCATAGCAACAACATTGACCACACTACCTGCTAGTCCACCTTGGGTAGATCCATCTAGTGTAATTACGTCGTTCGAAGCACCTGATATAAATGTTTTACCTGTAGCATTATTAACGCCTATGTATAAACCACCTACAAATTTGTCTGTACCATCAGTTTTAATATCTAAATCTGTAGCTGCTGTATCTATTACAAAAGTAAATGAAGCACCTAAATTATTTAGTTGATTAGGATCTGATGAATCACTTGGTACTGTTGGTACTATTGTCGGTAATGTAAATTTACCGTCTGCATCATTACAGACTAAAATTTTGCCTGCATGTGCATCTACTGTCAAAGTTGTATCAGCTGTTAAGCTTACAACTGCGTCGCTACCTGCTGAAATAAATCCACTTAAGGATTTAACAGGTCCTGAAAATGTCGATTTTGCCATTATAACCTCCTTGGTTATTACTTACAGTCTTGGCTTGTCTGCTAGGTCAGTCTGTAAGCATGTTTATTACCTAGAACTTAAGTTTAGCTTACAGAGTTTGTAAATACAATAAAAAAAGGGCTACCGAAGTAGCCCTTAACACTTTTACGGTTAAGTGTTATGCCCCTTGAGAAGCATCGACACATCTCCAGTTTGAGAATCCGAATGAATATCTCTCTCTAGCTTTGTATCTCATATTACCTGTATCGAAATCACCTTCAAGTGATGTCGCCATTGGGCTTCTAACAAAATGTTTGAAACCGTCAGGTACATCAGTTTTGATAAAGTAAGCATCTGGGTCATTTAAGTAATGATTTACCACATAACCTTCAGGAAGCATACCTTGATTTGCGATTGAGTTAATATCATTATCAGAAGTTCCAACTCTACCTGGTGAGTTTAAAAGTCTGTCAGCAACAAATTGCAACTGAGGTGGGATAATTAATTTTGTCCCTTGTAGTGCAATTGCTAGACCTCTATCATCAACCTGAGTTGAGATTCTGATAAGTGCATCTTCTAATGAAGTTTCATTCAAGTCAGCAAAGGTAGCAGCTCTATTGGCTCCTGTACCACCGCCTGTAAGTGGGTGATCAGTTGCCACTAATGGTTTCCCATCACCACCGTTGAATGAAGCTGAAAAAGCATTGTTAAGAATACCTGCAGCTTTGATCTGCTTGGTGTTAGCCATACTTCTAGCTAGTGCTTTAGTATATCTAGATCCAAGTCTATCATACAGATTATCTTCTACAGCTTCTTCGGTTAAAGCAAAAGCTAGAGCAACTGTTTCATGCTCATATCTTGCTGTAAAACCTTCATTGGCGTTATCAAATGCCACACCTTCACCTTCAGGTTTGACTGGTGCATTACCAAAACCAACAATCATTACTTCTTCTTCAAATGCTCTATCAGAAGTTTCTTGATCGAATATTTCAGCGTGCTCGTTATCGTAACGGGCATACTCCATACCAAACAAGGCATTAAGGCCTGGTTCTAATTCTTTCGCTAATTGTGCTCTATTAATAGCCATAATTTACTCCTTATACTCCAGCTTCTATTTTGTAAGCATGCTCGTTAATTAAAACGATCATATTTACGTTAGCGCTGCCGAGTTCATTGTTTTCAGGGTCTTTAGAGACACCTACAAGTCTATAGTTTGCTGTAGCAGCTGAACTGCTGACAACTTCTGCTTTTGATTGGCCTGATAATGTTGAACCTGCTGTATAAGCAATATCAACACAAGCACCAATATCAGATCTAGCTAAAGAACCTGTACATTGAACTTCGTATAGATTAAATGGATTATCTTCCACAAATGCTACGATATCTCCTGTTGCTGTTTGAGCAGCAGGGAAATGGGCTGAATGCGTAACTTCTTTTGAAGTCGCATCGACGAATTTACATCCTCTAAAGATTCCTAATATTTTTGTATCACCAACAGCATCAGCTACATCTATGAAACCGCCAGCTAACATTTTTACAGGATCTCCAGAAAATATACCTTGAGTTGAACCTGATTCGATATTGTACTCTGTTAATTTATGTTGATTAACGCCTGACAAATTACCAACCAGTTTGAATCCAAAGGCTTTATCTTGGTTTGCCATAATTATTCCTTAATTATTTTCGTTTACCGCCTCCAAACGTTACACTAGAAGTTCTCCTTGGAGACATAATTGGAGAACGAGCATCGGATTCTTTCATGAGGTCGTTATCTACAGCATCTTGTGCTGTTTGTGTTCTATTTTGATAATAGGCGTTACGTTCGTTTCTTGTTTCCTCTGGAATCTTAGCTAATAGAAGCCCACCAACAGCAACTACTCCTGCGTGCTTACCGTCTTGAATACTTGGCAACTCAAAATCTCCTATCTCTTCAGACCTGACAAGTTCAAAACCTTCTCTAGTCCTAGACATAACATTTTTTTTGTCATCACTATTCAAAACTTCTGCCCTGATCCATCTATAGACGTATCCTTCGGGTGCTGGGGGAGTTTCTAACATACTTGGGGGAGCCCAAGGTTTTCGTGCTTGATCTTGTGCACGAGTATCAGCAGAGCGGGATTCTCTGTTATTTTCAGGTTTTAAAAACCTGCCCTTATCATCTCTATTCATATTTTACCTTTTTACGAATTTTGCGTACTCATTTAAGGGTACGTTTAATTTTTTAGCCATCTGAACTTCAGAAGGCGATAATCTAACTTGCTTTTTACTAGGCTTCGCAGTTGTATCTGCTCTGCCAGCTGAAGCCACTCTTTGTGTCGGTTTCTTAGAATTTTCTTGTTGAGAAAAATCGTTTGGAAACTTAGCACGAAGCCTGTTATCAACCTCAGTATAATACTCATCGCTCTTAGGATCAAATCCTTCATCTTCTACTAATTGTTTATGAATAGTAAAAGCGGCGTTCGTCATTATTTCATCAGTACCAAACCACTCATTTTTCTCTGCCCAAGCGGTTGCTTTTTCATCAGGTTGAACTACAGGAGCAGGTTGTTGGACTGGAACTTGTGGTTGTTCTATCTCTTGTCCTTGTGTTTTTTGCTCTTCTTGATACTCTAATTGAGATTTAGAAGATTCTATCTTGCTTTCTTCTACTGCAATCTTAGCGATAATATCTTGTGCTTGAGCTACTTTATCAAAGTCTTGTTCTTCATAAGCAGATTTAAGAGCAGCTTTAGCTTGTGCTTTTTGCGACTTTAATCTATTTTCCGCTTCAGATAAGTAAGACTTATCAGACTGAGAACTTTTTACTTTGAGATTTTTATTCTCTTCTTGTAGCTGAGAAGCATATGTATAAGCCGATTCGCTGGCTCGCTCTGCTTCCCTTAATCTACGTGTTAAGGTTGCTATACGTTTCTGAACTCTATCAGAATATTGTTCAAGTTCCTCTTCTTCCTTAGGGTCTTCTTCTCCCTCTGGTTGACTTGCAACTTCTTCTGTGACCTCAGCATCTTCGGATTCACTCTGCTCTTCTTCCAGCTCAACTACTGTTTCTTCTTCGAGAGTTTCGTCTTTTTTTACTTCTTCACTCATTTTTACTCCTATACTGCAACGATATCGGTTGGATCATGTATGGTAGCAATCACTTCATCGTCATTGATAATCCTGCATTCCGCATCATCACCTAACTTAAAACGAGCACCAGCGTAACGGCCAATCAATACCCATTGTTTTTCTTGACACCAAGGTTTGTCACCAAACTTAGCATCTTGATAACAAAGTGGACCCATTTTTACCACATAAGCACAAACTGTAGAGAGTCTTTCTCTATCGACTGTATCTTTTGTCATAATTATGCCCCCTTTAGAAACGCCCATACCTGCAAATGGTAGTATTAACATACGCCATCCCGTAGGTGTTGGCATTCTTTCTAAAGCTGATTTATCTAAAAGTGTAGGATCTAGAACTTTAACTCCAGGATCTACGTAAGCTTTATCAATCTGTTCGCCAGTTTCTTGAACATTTTCTGATATTGCTTGATTTTCTTTTTCGATTTCTTTAGCAACGTGGTCAGGAACTACCACTTGTGTCGTCTTCGTCATCTTCTATTACTTTTCCTAGCAGCTCTCTAAGTTTACTCTCTACTTGGACCAGAGCTGTATATTGTCCACGTAAATACTCATACTGACCTATATCTTTGACACCTGCCAGTAATGTGTCTTTTACAGCTTCTTGTTGTGCTCGAAGCTCTTTAAGTAGTTGTTCTCTTAACCAGAGTACCGACATTAATAAACGCCTGAAAACTTAGTACCTGACTCTGCTATACCAGCGCCTCGTACTTTACCCTTACCCATACCTGGTTGCGGGTTAGTGTTCACGGATACTTTTTGGCTCTTTTTAAGAGGAACGCTACCTTTATTACTGTAGCTTTGTTTATTTTGTGCTTTCATTATTTTCGTATTATAAGTTACTTTTGGTATTTTTGTATTAAATCTTGTATTTTAAGCTGTTTTTGCATTTCCATTCTTTCTCTAGTGATATCAGCTTTCTCATCAGCTATTTCTTGTTGGGTTTGTATTCTTTGCACGTCAATTTGATCCTCTCTGAGAGCTTCATCCCTTCTTCTTTGTTGATCTGCTATAAATTGTTGATTTTCTTGAGCTAATTCTTGTCCTTTCAGGGCTAACTCTTGCCTTCTAATAGCTACTAATGGATCTTCGTCTGTTGGTGCAGATATTTTTTGCGTATATTCAGCCACTAATTCAGCTAAAATAGGTGCAGAGACTTGAGCAACCAGTTGTTGCATTTGTGCTTGCATTTTTGCTTGTTCTTTTTCTGGAATTTGTTGTAATTGTGCCACCATCTGATCGTATTGTTGTTTTAATTCAGGTGGTAGTTGCTGTAGAGCTATACCATCTGCCTTCATTTGTAAATGTTGCATGATATGAGAGTGAATCATAGCTTGCACCGCCGCATTTGACTGCACAGGTGGTGTATTCAGCAAACTCATATGAACTGAAATGTGCGCATCGTGGTTTTGTTCAGCAAAAGCTTGTGCAGGTTGGCCTAATAACAAAGTATTGTTTTCCATACCAGCTTCTATTGGTAAAGGTTCGCTTGATGGAGGTGGCATAAGTAGTTGATCAGGGTTTTCTACACCTATAGCTGCATACATACGACGATATGATTCATAAATACCGTTTGGTCCATGGATTTGTGGGTTAGAATTGACTAATTGCATCATTTCTTGGGCCATAGCTATTCTTTGAGCGGTAGAAAAAATATCAGGGTTAGAAACAGGGATTATATCTACCCTATTATTGAAGTCAGCAGCACCAACTTCTTGATTACCATCAGGTGTCATATAAGGATACTCATTTGGTAGGTATTCTTGAAAGACATTAGATAATATTTTGAACTCTTTTCTTTGGGCATTATGTAATCTTTTATGTATAGCCGATAGAACTTTAGTAGAACGCTCCAATAAAGCCATAGTGGTACCTACTGGTGCTTGTGGATTACCCTGTCCTGTATTGATTTCTGCTATAGAAGCAAAAGTTTTACCTGAATCTACTAATATTCCTAGTAAATTCAACAAAGTTCCGCTTGGTTCCTTGAAAGGTAACGGTTGTATGGACTCTCTAAGAGAACCACCAGGGGCATCCACATCTCTGAACTCTCCAGGCTGTAAGGGTGTATCTTCGTCCCTTATCCTAATACCTCTTGTCTTAAACCCAGCAGGCAGGTTTGCAAGGGTACCTGCATCAATCAATTGCCTCATTATGGACGTGGATGCCTTTGAAAGTCCACCGATCATATGTGTTAGGCCAAAACCATAAAAGCCTAGCCCAGGTAAAAATTTAAAATGTACAAAATACTCTACTTTGTTTTTTAAAGGGTCATTTTCTTTGAAGTTTCTTCTAATTGAAAGGACTTGATTAGAATTAGAATCTATTGTGACTATGTAAGGCAACTTTATGCCTGTAGGACCGTTTTCATCTACATCTTCAAACCCAGCTAAATCTAAGTTAGTGTGTATTTCGTATAGTATGGCGACTTCACTATCATCATAGCTTGATTGCATACCTGTAAGTTCTTCTATTTCTTCGTTGACAGTATTAGCTTGTTCAGCATCATCGCCTAGTTCTACTTTTATATCTCTATAGAATCCTGAGTTTTGTAATTTTTTTACTTCGTTTTCTGAAAGTTTAACTATATTGGTTATCCTGTTACACGATTCTAAATCGGTAGTATAGTAAGGTACTAACAAATCTTCAGGCGCAACAAATTTTGATACCGCTCTCCCTAGCGATTCATCGTAATATATTTTTTTAAATGCTGATCCAGCTAGTGGTAAATAAAATAATAGTTGATCTAGTTCTTGATCGTATTCTTCCATTTTATGAACTATTTGGTAATTCATAAATTCTTTGACTCTTTGTGCTTGCAGTTCCGCATTAGAATCATAATTACCTAAGACTTGTGTTTTGACAGGACCACCTGCAGGCAATAATTCTTTATAGGCTTGTGCTTGGAAAGTTGTGACAGCTTCACCTAATAAAGGATGTATGACACCTGAGGCACCTTCAAACGGTTCACTACGATCTTCATCGAACTTCATACCTAAGTATTTCAAACCGTCTTTATAAGTTTTTTCCCAATCTTCCCTAGATGATCTATCTGCATCAATACCAGCCACCAAGTCTTTTGCTATTTTGTTTAACTCAGTTTCTGACAAGAACTCTGCTAAATTATCGTCGAAGCCTGACTCGAGCGTTTCGACCATATCTTCTTCTAAAACTGCACTACCATCTTCTTGCATTACAAAATCTTCCATGCCA